CTTCCCGTCAATTCGCCAAACCAAATCAGGCCCCTGAAGAATCCCGTTTGCCATGGCATCGCTAAGCTTGACGGCGCTCGGCGGGATCGAGTGAACGCCAGAAATAAGCAGCCGCTGAAATAGGCCGTCATCATCAAAAACACCAAACATTCCCGACATATCAGCGCCCCAATGCGAACCAGAAGAAGTTGTAAGTCCCGCCGGCAGTCCAGCTAAGAATCATTGCGTTGGTGGTCAAAGACTGGACGTTGGCCGCCACAGTGCTTGGGCTACCACCCACGATTGAGTTGGGGACCGCCCAAGCAATAAGCGCCTCAACCGGGAAAGGCATGGCGAAAGGCGACGACGCGCCAGACGTAAACGCCTTGTTCCCCCACTGCCAGACCAAACCGCCCATCCAGCTCGGGAAACAGATATAACCATTGGCCCCCAGCGAAACCCGAAAGCCAGCACGAAGTTTTTTCGGGGTGACAATCGTTGCATCGTCAACGCCCAAATCAACCTGGGATTGGGTGGCGATCTTGGCTGTACCCTGATTGTTTTCCGTCGCCAGGGCAGCCAACGTAGCAAGCGCGGCAATATCAATATTTCCCTGATTGATCGGCGCGTTCCAGGCCTTGATGCACCACATCACAGCCAAGTTGCGGGGCCGAGTTTCGGTGCCGCCCTCAGCCTGTATGTACGTTTCGCTGTTGTTTTGTGTGCCGGTGCTATAAATGGTCGTGAATCCACCACCCGCCGCTGCCTGGTTGACCTTCGCGCCGTGGGTATGGCTCTTGAACATGTCGAGTTCAAGCGTGCCAATACCTCGGCCAGGATTTACCCCGCGACCGTGGTCCCAACCCCGCAGAAACTCACCACGCGACTCTGGGAGACGGAAGTTTCCAGCACCCTCGTCGCCCTTGTTGAACGCCCCGCCCAGGAACGTGGCCAGGTCTGGATAAGCGGCCGCGCTTTTGACGCTGCCATCCAACTCCAGAAAGCCAGGCGCTACCTTGTTCACCGGGAAACCGATCATCGAGCCCACCGGCAGCGCCGAGGCCTGGGCAATCATTGCCGCGATTTCGTCCTTGGTGTAGGTGTCGGTAATGCCGTGACCCGCCAAAGTAGTCGGAGCCGTGCCCGCCAGCACTCGACCGAATTTATCGACCGTTACGCTCGTAAATACGCCAGCAACTTCTTTTGCAGTGGCAGCTAGCAATTCGAAGTTCAATGCGGTCGTGCCAATAACCACAGGACCGTCCGTGGTCAACGTCCACACTGAATCAGCGTAAGTTGCGCCGCGCTCAACTCCAACAGTCAGCGCCGAGGTAACCTTTGCACTGGTGTCCGCATCAGAAGACCTAACCCAATTTCCCGACGCCGCGATATAAATACCGTTTTGACTGGCTACCTGCTGCTTTCTCACCAGCACGCGCGCCCCCGCCTCCAGGGCAATGCCGTCGATAGTTTGAAGGCCTCCCAACGCAATGCTATTCAGGGTTGCAACCACAACGGATTGCTTCAAATCGAGCTTGCCAATTTCTTCCGCGACCTTGAGGTCAACATACTCTCGGGTTGCGAGGACAATCGCCGGGTCAATCTTCAGGACGACGCTCGCGGTATTCGCGACGATGAAATTCATCCGAATGATTTGGGTTTTGCCAGTCCCCTGCACAAGCAAAGGCTTGAAGCTGGGCGCACAGTTGGCCACCGCCACCATGTCGCCGTCGGCGTCATACAGAGCAATTTCCCGGATCCACTTACCGCCCACGTCTGCCGGGATAACCTGCTCGGTGATGATGATGTTCGGGTTGGCCGGATCGGTTCGCACCTGATTGACCCCCGCGCGGCGCCATTCGTTGATCAGGCGCGTTTGCGCTCGGCTGGGGATTGGGTCGGTGCCGTTGGCATCACCCACGCCCATTTGGGAGAAGGTCCAGGGCTGGCCCAGGGCGGTAGCGTTTGCCTGTTTCGCCTCCCCCACTGCCGTGAGAATGGCGAAGAACTGACTGTTTTGATCAATCATGGGTACACGTCCAGGGTGTCAATTTCATCAATACACATGACCAGGCCATAAGTGCCGGTCACCTCGATATCGCGGGGGGTTGGTGGATAAACGTCGATCACTTCACCCTCGCTTACACAGGCGCCGATGCCGATGTAACCGGTGGTCTCCAGGCTGATCGCAAGGCCGGTCATGTGCCGACTGACAGGCTTGGCGTCATCAATGAGCCGGGTCAGCTCTTCGTACATTTCTTCGGTAATGCCGGTGTCCAGCACACCGACCTTCAGGGCGAACGTGCCCGGCCCCCCTTCAGGCACCGTCTGCCACCACTCGATCACCTCAAGCAGGTAGCCAAGCGGCTCTACCACGCGGCGCAGTGCGCCAATGGTTCCTTTGCGGGAATGGATGTAAAACGATGCTCGTATGGCATTGCGCTTGGCCGCCTCCGTCCAGCGGTCGTCCCAGCGATCAACAGACCAGGCCCACGCAAGGTGGGGCAGCAAATGAACGGGGCACGTCGTAGGGTTGTAGAGAGAGCGCAGCGGGATCACGGTTCGATCCACGCTCGCCGCCTCAATCGCACGCTCCAACTGGGTGCTATTGATCGGCAGTAGACTCTTCATGTCACTCCCCCAACTTGACGCTGTAACCCGTGCAGAACGCCGCCTGTGCCTGCGTGGGAGCAAGATCCTGCCAGCCGATCAACTCAACACGCGAAACCCCGGGTACGTGCAGTTGGGCGTCTACGGCGGAACGCGCCACCTCGACGCCAAGACGTTTGCGCGGGTTGATCCACGCAGCGAGGCGCCTTTCCGCTTCGGCCAGAGCGACAGCGCTTTCAGGGCCTGGGCCTTTCATGTGCAGCACCGCGTCAATGCGATACGGCAGCACCTGGGCGCTTTGCACCGTCAACCGGTCGCCCAACGGCCGAACGTTTTCGTCATTGAGCGCACGGGCTACCACGGCCAATAACTCAGGGCCTACCGCCCCATCCCCCTCCAACCCCAGCACCGTTACCGTAACGCACGCCGGCGACGGGCTTTCCGCCGACGCATCCGCCACCAGGGCAGACGCATTGCGCGCATGCAGCTTGTAGCTGTTGCGCGGCCCCGCCGTGGTCAGGCCCTCATAGGCCAACTGGATCCGCTCGCGGTAGGCATCGTTGCCTTCCGTGATCTTCTCCACCGGCGGCACTGCGCGCAGGTCTTCCGCCTGGATCACCAGGCGAGGCGTGTTGACGTTCGCACCCAACTGATCGAGGTCACTACCAATCGCATGCGCGAGCAGCAACGCCTTAGCGGCATCATTTACCCGGGCACGATCACCAATGCCCACATAGGCACTGACCTCCAGCAGCTTGACCACTGGATCGCTCTCAAGCGGCGCACTCCAGTTGTCACCCATGAATCCCCGAAAAACACTGAGCCTTTCTGCATAAGCCTCTTCAAAGTCCAGGGGCTCAAGCACGTCCGGCGCCGGCAATTCCGACAGGTCAACGATACTCATACACTTACCTCTAGCAGTACGTTTTCGCCCTCGTAACTACCGGTGACTTGGATTTTGATCAGCCCTCCCAAGACAGAGACGGCCTGTACGCGTTCCAGCTTCAGGCGAGGCTCCCAGCGGCCTAGCGCCCTGCTCGCCTCAGCCTGGACCGCTCCCTTCCAGCCTTCGTTAACTGGCAGATCCACGTAACGGCGCAACTTGCTACCATACTCCGGCCGCTCCCGACGGCTTCCCAGCGGGGTGCTTAGAATGTCCCCGATGCATTGCCGCAAATGAGCAATACCCGAAATGGGCTGGCCGGTGTGGCGGTCCATTCCGATCATCTAGGTCACTCCTGCAGTAGTTCGAATTCCTCATTGGATTTGAGGTAATCCAGCGCTTCAGCGTCAGTTGCCGGCACCGACACACGCTGCTTGAGGACCGCCAGAGCACGGCCACTGTCGGGCAGAATCAGGATGCGTGAGTTGTAAAGCTTGTCGCGAAACGTTGAGCCAGACCCAGCGCTGGCAACGGGTGTTTCAGGAGTCTTGGCCATGGTTTCCCCCGGGCACAAAAAAGCCCGCAAGCGGCGGGCCTGTGAAATTGAACGGCTAGTGTTTGTGGTTCGCGCTGTTGCCGCCAGCGTCAAGGATCTTGCCGGCACTGGTGATGTCTTTCACCGCGTGCAAGGAGCCCTGAACCGCTACGTTTTTCGTAACGGACAAAGAACCTTCAATGGCAACGTCTGCAATCAACTTAACGTTGACAGTCGTGACCGTCACCGCGTTATCCGTAACAACCGCCTCGGTCGCACCTACTTTGATGGTCACCGTGCCCGTGGGCAAAGTGATGGTGTAGCTCTTGGCCTTCCAGTCGTAGACCAGGGAGCCGCCATCATCGAACCGCCACACCTCGACATGATCACGGTTATCCGGTGGGGCACCGGCGCCGCCATACAGCCCGGGTACAAACGTGCCCATTCCTGCCTGGCCGCTGGGATTGAACAAAATCCCCTGCTCGCCCAGGCTAGGTGCACGCCAGTGACGAGCCTTCCCTGCAGACTGGCTGTGCCAGCGCACCCAGGCGCTCACCCACTCACCCGACCTGACCCGCACGGCCGGGGCCATCAGATCCACCCCGACCACTACACACGGCATCAACATGGCCGCGATCATGCGGTCGTGTTCGCCCTGGGCCCAGCTCATGGCGCACCACCCGGTTGATCACCCGCACGGTACGCCTCCAGGTTGAGTTTGAGCATGCTCGGCTTCTCTTCAGGGAAAGGCCAAACCTCCAACCCCAAATAGACCTGCTGAGTCCACTCGACTACCCACACAACATAGCCATCCAGCTCAGGCTTGGTCCAATCCTGAGTGGCTCGCTCAAATTGCGCGACGTTGACGTCAAGGCCCCAGCTTTGCTGTCGGAGCAGCACCGCCAACTGCGACACCAGGTGTACAGCTTGCTCATGGTGATTGGCTAGTATTGGGTCAACAATGATCCGGGCCTCAAACTTGCAGACCAGGCTGGATTCGCCAGTACCGATATCGATACCCGGTTCAAACTCAGCCATTTCGAGAAACACAGACGGCAGTGGAATGCCTTGGTTTTCCTGTATATCCGGCCAAAACACAACCGCCTTGATGCCCGACAGATGCTCCGTCAGGTGTTGCTCGATAGCCTGGTACAGCTGACTCAGGCTGAACGGCTCATCGGACATTAGCGCTCCCCTTCAGATACTTCTGCAGTTCGTAGTTGAGCTCTTGCTCAAGGATTACCAGCAGCTGTTCATCGGCACGTTTGATCCACGCCTCAAAGTGCGGCCGGGCTTGCTCCAGTGATACCTTGGCTTTCGCCAGAGGAAAGCGGTTGTCGTTTTCCTCAACGAAACCACTGCGCCGACGGCCCTGAGTCGCCTCAGGGTAATCATCGCTGTTGAAGTGCTTGCTCGCAGTACGGATCCAGATATCGGCGCTACCGCCGTACACCTGCTTGTAAAAAGCACCCTGATACCGACGCCCCGCTACCGACACCCCCCTGCTGGTCTGACGCACCCTACCGATGCGGCTGGCCTTGATCGCGTTGAGGCCGAACCACAACTTGCCGCGCATCGCACCGCCGCTGGTGGGGTAAGCCCGCAAACGTTGCCGGACTGCGCCAATGGCGATGCGCTCTTGCTTACCCACTGCCCTGGCGATGTGGGTACGCAGCCATCCGAGGGTTTTGTTGATCGCTCGCCGCTGTGCAGCAGCGGCTGCCTTTGGCACCAGCCGGCCGAAGTCCTGAAAGCGCTTCAGGTCTGCCAGCGACGGCTGAATGTTGATCAACCCACCGTCGCGTTTTTGCTGTGCGTAGCTGCCGACACTCATGGACGCTTCCTCAAGATCAGGGCCACCAGGCCGTCACCACCAGGCTCCAGCTGCAGCAGGTCATATTCCCCGCCGCCGTCCAGGACCTGCAGATCGACGGTGACGCGCAGGCCTTTGATCAGGCCGTCCGAATCACGTACGCGGATCTCAAAGCGCGGCTCTCGGATGGCCGTTTGGGTCTTGCCAAACTGCGGCGCCTTCCATGGCGCCATGAACATGCCCAACACTGGCTCGTCGCGGCCTTCGATCTGGGCGGAGTCGCCCAGGGTTTCGAAAACCACGTCGTCGATGTCGTCGATCAGATCGCGGAAGGCCACGGTTACATCTCCAGCAGGATCTGCGCCAGAGGCCGTGTGCACATATGCAGCGGGTTGGACTGGGCTTCACCTGCTACGCCCTTATTGAAGGGCAGCGGCTCGATCTTGCTGTAGTACGGAATGCCTTGGGTGTTGACCGTTTCCATATAGTCAGCCGGTGCGAAGGACGAGATATACAGGTCCGGAACGCCTTCAGGAATAAGCAACGCTTTGTCGTCGTGGATGAATGAAACACCCGCGATCTTGCCGCGATAGCGCTCCCAGACGATTCCCCCGAATTCGAAGCTTTCACGGGCATCGCCACGCAGGGCCGCAGCCTGCATCGAGTTGAGGTAGGTTTTCTGAACCGAGTTATGACTGACCAACTCGTTCCAGAAGTTTTTCCCACAGAACGCCCGGGAACCGCTTCTGGTGATGCTGCCCAATGCATCCTCTTGCATGTCGAGAGCTTCGCCAGCTTGGACGCGCAAATCGGTATTGGGGTCTTTTAACCCCATCGGCAGCTTCTTGCGTTGGACGCCGAAGGTTTTATAGATGTCCAGCAGCACGGTCTTACCGTCAGCATCCAACACCTGGCCGTTCAAGGCCCCCATGCGCTGGAATTCGTGAGTGGCATCCAGTTGACGGCGAGCCTTTGCCAGACGCTTGTTGACCACATCCTGCACAGACTGCAACTCGGTCCGCGAGCCAAAAGCGCGAATACCCTGGATCTCATCAGCCTTGATGGTGAATCGTTCCGGCAGGTGCACGGTATTGAAAGGGATCAGTTGGCGCTTGGTCGCGCCGACCACCAGGCCCGAGGCACCGCGCTCACCCGCTGGCACCAGGGCCAGAGTGTCGCCGTCCTTCTCGATCTGAACGGTGATCGTGCTGATGCCCTCTTCGCGAAACAGGCCCAAGCTGCTGATGCGGCCCGGCAGGTATTCCTGGTCATTGATTGCAGCGGTCAACGAGGAGACGCTGAATGCATCGTCTTCAAAAATGGCGATATCGGCCATGGGGTACTCTCCAGAAACGAAAAATCCCGCACTCGGCGGGATGGATAAACAGGGTGCTCGTCTTAACGGACGATGATGTGGTTGACGCCCAGGGCCTTCTCGGCGGCGGGATCGAGCCCGGTCAAATGTACTTCGCTGACTTCGGCGAGCCGCACAATGGCACGACCCCGCCTTACCACATCCGATTCGCCCAATGGCCCGTAGAGGATCGCGATGGCATTTTCAGTGCCATCCTCTGCAGTAGGCTTATACGGCGCGAATTCGCTGGTTGCGGTGATCAGGCCCAGGATTTGGCCCGGTTCGAGCGCGGCGCCGGCGGCGACATTGATTGCTTCGCGGGAAATGTTGCCAGCACCCTCGGACAGCAGGAACTCGCCTGCGTGCATTGATTCAATTTTCATGCTCTTGCTCCTTTCGAGTTTCCGTTCTGAGCCGCCTGACGGGAGCTCCAGATTGCGTGGGTGTCGACCTGCTTGGCCTTGACCGTGGGTTCGGGGTCATTGTCCAGCGGCAGGCTGTTGTTGATTTCAAAGCCGCCGCCGCTGCCCACCAGCTTGTCGAACAGTCGCGCCCTGACTGCAGCTTCGTCCAGGCCGGCCGCGATGAATTCACCGGTCAGCTCGGGCAGTCGTGCGGCAACGCACAAACCGTGCAGGGCTTTTGCATTGGTCAGTGCCGCCTGGATTACTGCTTCGCTTTCGAGCTTGGTGGCGGCCAGCAGTGGCTCCACCAGGTTGCTGATGCCCGCCGCAGCACAGCCTTGCGTGACCATCAGCGCCAGTTTTGCCGCGTCCACCACGGGAGCCGGCGCCGGTGGATTGTTTGGCTCTGGCAATTCCACCTCTGGCTCTTCATCGAGCTGGGCGAGAAGTTCCGGCGGAGCATGCTGAAACCGCTGCAGCACACTGCCCTGGCCGAGGCAGGCACTGACCTTGAGGCCATCCCCCACTTCATCAGCCAGGCCAAGTGCCACCGCCTCGTTGGCCGTGAGCCAGGTTTCAGCGTTAACCATGCACCGAAGCTCGGCCTCGTCGATATCCGGCGCCTTGGCCTTGTAGGCCGCGATGATCGCTTCCAGCGTTTGGTCCAGTACATCCGCAACGCGGCGGAAGTCTTCCGCATCGCCACCGGTGAAGGTGTATGGGTTGTGAATCATCAACATCGCGTTGGCAGCGATCACCACCCGGTGAGCGCCACAGACCGCGACGCTGGCCGCGCTGGCCGCCAGGGCATCAATACGACCGGTGCAACGCTCGCCCAAGCGCGACAGCGCGTTGTGGATCGCCAGGCCGTCAAACAGGTCACCGCCGATGCTGTTGAACGCAACAATCACCGGTGACACGCCGTCATCCATGGCGCGCAGATCCTGCACGAACTGATTGGCGGTGACGCCCCAAGCACCGATCTCGCCATAGACGAAGATCTCGATGTTGCGCTGCTCGGCTTCGCCGCTGGCCTGGAGCGTGTACCAGCTCTTGTCCGCGACGGTTACCTGCTTACCAGCTTTATCGTAAACGCGAGGTTTCGCTTTTTTGCTCATAGGTGTTCCTTGTCATCAATCGTCTCGATGGCTTCAAGAGTCGTGTAGTTGAGTCCGAGGTGTGTCGCCCTGGCGAGATCGGCGGCGTTTTCCGCGTCGACCGTTTCCGCGTCGTAGCCCGTGCGCAGCACCATCTCGCTGCGCGACGCAAAGCCTGCCTTCACTTCCATGCTCCGCGCCTGTACGTCCTGAACCGGCTGGATGTAGGCCCAGCCTTGCGGTACCCAACGGGTGCGTAGGTATTCGCGACGGCGTTGCGCGTAGTCCTCAAGCACTAGGGCACCGGACAATACCGCCATGTCCATCCAGGCCGCCCGCACCGGGCGACACAACTGATGCACGTACACGCCAAATTGCAGCTGCTCCAAACGACGCCGGAACTCGTTGAGCACCACCCGCAGCGCCCGGTCGTTGACCTCGCGCATGTCGCCGGTGAGGATCTCGTAAGGCGTGCCCGACCCCGCCGCCGCAGCCATCAGCTGCTGCCGCATAAAATCCGGGTAGTTGTTGCCGGCATCTGGTGGCTTGGAGAATTCCACCTCTTCACCTGGACCCAGCTCCTGCATGGTGCCGGGCTCCAAGGCGACCATAGGCGTGAAGCCATCGCGGTCAACATTCAATGGCATGCCAGTAACGGGATCGCGAGGCTGCTGCGTTGCCTCCGGTGCCGGGCGCTTGATGAAGCCCGCGAACAGGTTCGCCACCTCCTGCCGGAACAGCACCGCATCGTCG